AAATCAGCAGCTTTTTGATTCTGCATAAATATATCTTTTAGTGTAGCAAAAGCAGCAATTGCTAATCCAATACCAGCAGCCTTTATAGCATTACCAATACCTCTTATACCTTTTGCAGCTTGTCCAGAAGATGTTTCAACATTCTTTAAAGATTTAGCAGTATCTTGATTTGAACTTACTACCTCTTTGTTTAAATCTTCAACACTCTTTGCAACATTGTCAATACCTTTTAAAGCCTTGTCTGTTTTTGCTTCTAACTCTACTATTATTTTTTCCATTTCAATTCTTGTTTTTGTCTTTTAAATACTTCTTTAAAACTATCTGGAAACTTATTCTTTCCTTTTGCTAATTGTACAATCTCTGCATTACAATCTGTATCTTTCAATAATTCTAATATTTCTTTTATCATTATGGTAATGTATTAATTACTAATGCACCAGATGGTGTTGATTCATTTAATAAAATATCATAAGCAACTACTGTAATTGAATATGATGTTGCTGCACTTAAACCAGTAATAGTATCTGAATAAGTTGATTGTAAAGGTTGTGCTAAAGACCCACCAACTGCTATACCATTTGCGTAAACAACATAATAAGACATTGTAATATTATCTGGAGATGTGCTTGGATTCCAAGTAACAGTAAATGATGTACTTGTTATATTTGATGCAACTAATCCAGTAACTTGTGTTGGAGTATTACCAGTTGATGTTAATATTGATGTAACGTCATTTAATAATTCAAAGTCTGTTTTACCAGTTTTTAAATTAGTTTTTATTGAATTTATTTTATAAGAATTTTCTCCAAATTTTACTAAATCATTCAGCTTTAAATTATAATAAAGACCAAATGGTAAATAAGCACTTACTTTTGTTATTCTTCTTCTTATGTTAAAAACATCTTGAATATAAGTCTTGTAATTAGTTTCAAATAAACTATCTGTAAAAGCTAAAGGGTCTACTGCTGGTTGATTTGCTTGATATTCGTTTATCTCATTACCAAAATGTATATTTGATTTACTTGCAGTTGATGTTAAAGCTAAAGCATTTGATGGGATATAGTAATCTGTAATATCTTCAACACTACTTGTTTCTGTATCTCTTATTCTTATACTTGTGTCATTTGATAGTCTTATAGGGTAAAATAATAAAGGAGAGCCAAAATAAGGCTCTTGATTATCATCTACAAAGTAACCCCATTGAACATCTGTTGCACTACCACCATCTACATCATAAAGCCTTTCATATTGCAAATGCTCAAAAGGTAATTCTAATTTGTATGATTTACTTGGTGCATCAAATATATCTGAATTTAAACTATAAGATAAAGACCCCCATTTTTGATTATTTAACTGCTCAAATTGTTTAGCTAAAAAAGTTCCTAAACCTTTGTATGTAAAATCAATGTGTTTAAAAGGTAGTGCTACATCAACAGTTGAATTTTCTGTATCTATGTATTTACTTATATCAATTGGTGTTGTTGAGCCAGATGCATAATAACTATCTAAAGTCTTTACAACAATAACCCCATCATTATCTACATAAGCAGTTAGATTGAACATTTTAAAAAGACCAGTTAAAAAATCTATAATAGTCATTTTAGGCATCTGCTCTTGAATATTAAATTCAGTAAATGCAGTTGTAGCAAATGCAGATGTATTTGAATAAACCATTTGTCCATTTTGTCCAAAACCTAAACCTCCTTTTGTCCAAGATACAGTCCATTGAATACTACCAGCTGCAAACGTCATATTTGTTGATGATGCAATTTGTATTGTGTATGTACTATTATTAAAAGGTACTATTATTAATTGTTTTGCTCCAGTACCAGTTGTTTCTCCTACTATTGTTGAGCCATCTCTGATAACTCTAATTGTATATGCATCTGATGTATTTGGAGGTGTTACATTTAGATTTAAAAAAGATATGCTATAAGGAGATTGAGCAGTTAATGCTAAAACACCATTTAAAACATTTGATGTTGATGGCTGACAATTAGTGGTTGGCACACAAACTGTTGTTCCTAATTCTGTTACTTGTGTAAAATTTTGTAATACTTGTGCTGGTGCATCAACGTGTCCTTTTTTTCTATGCAACCATAAAAACAAATTATCAAATTCGTCATTTGTTGCATCATTAAAAAAGTCATCTGAAAAAGTTAATGTTTGACCACCAACAAAAGATTCTGATTGTATAGCATCAATAATAGCTTGTACTTTAATTGCATACTTAAACTGATTCCATTCAACACCATTTTGATTATGTGTACCAGCTCCGTGATGTGATATATTTCTTATTCCTAAATCTGGATTCGGAGGAAAATTAACGTGACTTCCACTATCGTAAATTAATCTGTTTGTATGTGTGATTAAAGGCACTATAATATTACCATTTTCTTTAGCAACTTGCATTGCACTTGTAACATTACTAAAATTATAAATTTGATTATAGTCATTTAATTTTTGTAAAGATGATAACTGACTATCAGCAAGAACGTCTTTTAGATTTATAGTGTTTCCAAAAAAAGTAATATTGTATGTATGAGGTACGTTGTTCTTTAACTTAACACCATTTAGTTTTATTAACCCTTCTTTAAAAGAAAGATTGTTTAATTCTAGTGTTGATTGTTTTTTAATTCTTGCATCGTAGCCTTCTCCAATACTAAAATCATAATAGTGTTTAAATATTTTATTATTTATTTTTGATGCTGGTATTGCAAACGTCCTTGTAAATTCAGTAAATATTTTACTGATGTCTTTTACGTTTTGAATAGATTGCGTTAATACAACACTTTCATCTTCAAATAAATCTACTCTTTGACCTTCTATGTATAGTTGTATTTTTTGCATTTATCTTATGTCATTTAAAACATTGTAAGAATTATCAAACTCAATTGTGTATTCAACTAACTTGTCATTTAAGCTAGTCTTATATGTAATATCACTTGTCTTTATATTTATCGGTAATACTTTTTCGCTTGTATCTGTTCTATTTGTTATCCATACTTTTTCAGATAACATTAATTGCTTAAATACTTCATTATAAGATTCACTTAAAAAACCACTACTTAACGTCATTGATTCGTTTGCAGATATATTAAAATCTCTTTTTGTATGTTCGTAGATATTATAATCATTGCTTTGTTGAAGATTTAATATATTTGATTTATAGCTTTCTCTTTTGGTAGTCATTTTTTCAACCATCTTTTTAAAGAAATACATATCTTGTAATACACCAAATTTATTAACAAAGGTTATTTTCTTTGGCTCGTATCTACATTCATCAATAGTTTTTACATTTATAATATCAAGTGTTCCATCAGTATTTCCAATATGTATAGTATCTACCTTTCCAATACTTAAAGTATTTAGATATTGTGATATACATTTATTGTTTTCAAATTCTCCATTTAATTTTACAATTCTTGATGTAAAAGAATCGTAGGCACTTATTCCATTTATACTAATATGTGCTACTTGTTCTGAATTTAATAAAGAGCCACCAGCATTAGTATAAGTACCAACAATTTCTCCATCTCTTAAAAAAGCAACACTTACTTCTTCTCCAATATAAAGAGGTATTCTATAAATATTATCATCTAACGCAAACACTTCTCGGTTGCTCATTAAAATATTCTTTCCAGTATAAGAGTAAAAATTACCTTCTTCAAAATAAGAATAACCATCTATTACTAAATCAGTTGATGTTGCTTGTGTTAATTGACCACCATTTGAATTAAAAGATGTCTTTATCATTCTTACCCACTTACAAGTGTGTAGTTGGTCAGAATCAAAATAAAATCCAGAAAACTTTATATCTAAATAATCTCTAATCAATTCAGATACTTCAAAAAATATTTTAGCATCTCCAGCTATTAATTGTTTTCTTAAAGAATATTGAGGATTACCACTATAACCATTATTTTTATTCCCAGAATATACTTCAATGTCTAATGTAGCATAAGCTATATTTACATTTGCTAATCCTACATAGTGTGGACTTCTTGTATTAATTATTGCCATTTGTTGTAAATTTTAGTAGTTCTTCAACATCTAATTGATATGCTTTTATTATGTCTTTGTCTAAATTTTTAAATGCTTTTTGAAATGGCTTTGTAAAAAACAAACTTGGTTTAATACCATTGTTATAAATACTTCTTGCTATCATAAATTGTAAAGACTTTCTTGATATGAATTTACCATCTTTACCTCTTACACCTTTCAAACCTTTTCTTACAATCCATTTATCCATTTTACTTGGAGGTGGCATCTTGTTTGTATAACTATAAGGTGTATTATATTTCTTTTTTATACCACTTACACCCTTGTCTTGAAATATACCATAATCTTCCATTAGAAAGCTCATAGAGAAACTATTTGGACTTACGTTTAAGTCATAGTCTAAACTATTATAAAGTGTTTTAGAACTGTTCTTTTTACCTTTTGTTAGATTCGTTCTTGATTGTTGAATAACATACTTTGCAAATCTATTCAGCTCTTGTTGTACATTCTTTAACATATATTAATATCGTTATTTACAAGAACATCAAATGTCATTGCCCACCCAGCTAATTCATTTTCAAACCTATCATAAAAAGGCTCTAAACTTGGTGTGCCATCTAACTGATATAAATCTTGGTGTAATGTACCTCCTCTTAAAACTTGTGCTAATTTATTAAGTACTGCTAATTGCGTATTTAATATGTCTTGCTCATTATCATTACCTCTAAAAATATCTACAACTGCTTCTTTCGATACATCAACAATATCCATAGACAAAACAGATAAACTGAAACGTAATACATTATCTTCGTTATTTACATTGTTTACTATTATGTGTGATAAAGGAAACATTGTTTGTTTACTTAAATCAATCTTTGTGATATCTCCAGTTGTTACATTATTAACGTTTGCATCTGATAATAATTGATTCTTTATTGTTTCCGTTACTTGATAAAACCCTTTCATTAGAATTTACTTTTTATTTGTTTTGCTTCCAGTTCTGCTTTCTCTTTCATAAATGATAACATTGTAAAGCATTGATGAATATTTAATTTAGTGATATCTTCAAATCTTGTAATATCTCCGTTAGCGAGACCATAAATTGACTGATACCATCCCCATTTGTTTCCGAAATTAGCTGCTCTTGATAAGCCTCCATCTCCGCTTGATTGCTGGAATAAAGTATCGTATGCTTCGACAGTTCCATTCCTAAATTGTAAAAAAAAAACAAAGACCCAATTGCTGCATCTAAAGGCATATCTTTCATCTTCTCTGGATTCTCTACATTGTAATCAACTATATTATATTTACCAGATTTCCTTATTTTTATTCTTCTGTATAATACATTCATTGCAACGTGCATATTATTCCAATCACTTGCGTTACCATCCAAGTCTACATATTCTCCTAAACTCATTTCGTCCAAGTCTGGTATAAATCCATATTCAACACCATTCATTGTAAACTGCTCTACTCTTTTTGGTGTTTGACTTAACAACTCATTTAATATATCTATAATAGCAGTAACACTACTCATCTTTAATTTGTAGCTATCACTTAAAGGTATTCCACAAAATATTTCTATCATTTTAGCATTTAAGAAATTACCTTCTGGATTATCTTCTGCTATCTTTAAGAACTTTTGATATTGTCCTAATGTAACTTCACTTAATGATGTTGGTACGTTTATTTCAATCTTCATATATATATAATACTATTATGTTAATGTTTTATAAAAAAGCCTATACATTTTTGATATAGACTTGTAAGTAATAAAAACTGACTTGGTGTTTTTGGTTTCAATATTCTTATTTGCTTATTTGTTTTGTGATGTATAAAGCATTGAATAGTAGAAATCATTTCCTCATTACTCATTATCTTATATTGTATTTACCTTTGTTTGGGTTACTTAATTGTGATGTAATTGCATAACGTGCTGCATCAATACAATGATTAAAAGCATCAATTGGTTTGTTTATAGTATTACCCTCTCTGTCTTTCATCCAACTATAACTTTGTAATTCTTTAATTAGATTTTTACTTGTTGAGGTTACATAAATATCATTTTGATTTATTAAGTTGATACCATATACAATTGAATCTCTACCTTTTTTAACTGGCATCACTTTATGTCTATACGTTCTTAATTCTGCAATTGATTTTGGCTCTGCTGAATCTGCGTATATTACATCGTTTATATTAAGTTGTTTAAGTATGTTTGATATATCTACGTTTAGTAATTTAGTTTGATGTATAACCTCATCTAAAATATAAGTGTTATTGTATTTGTATAAACCAATTAATGTTGTTGGGTCGTTTGTATAACCAAAGTCCATTCCGTAACATAATAACCTTGCTTCTGTTGGTAGTTGTTTAATCTCTTTCCAGTCTGGAATACATACACCATCTAAACTTCCTATTTGACCAAGACCATACACTTTCCACCAGTTTGCCCAATAAGTACTTGTCTTTGCTTTATGTTGTGCAGCTTCTATATCTGCTACAATCGTTTCTGGTAATGCTTCGTTGTCTTTGTATGTTAATGTAATAAAGTCTGCATCATCGTTGCCTACAACTTCTTTATGTGCCCAAAAATTAGCAGTTGGATTAAAGTCAATCCATATATCTCCACTTGTTCTAATGCTTAATTGTGTGTATGCTTCAAAGGGTACATTGTTTGCTTCGTTTACATACAATACGTTTCTTCTTGCTCCTCTTAATTTATCTGGTTGTTCAACACTAAAAAATTCTATGTAACTACCATTTGTAAATGTGTACTTTAAAGCAGACCTATTCCATTGACTATCTCTAAACCTATTAGTTGCTATCATAATCTTTAGAAAGTCCTTCATAGCACCTCTACGTAAGTGAGGAATAGATTCTGATACTACACTTGTTTCTGTGTTTGGTGTTCTTATACATCTATCAATAAGTATAGGCAATATACCAAATGTTTTACCAGCTGATGTACCACCTTGAATTACTTTCTTTCTTTTCTTTAACTTGTAAAGTTTCTTTATTGCAGTTGTAACTTGAAACACTAATCTAAATCAAATAAAGGTTGTTCTGATGTTATTGATATATCTTTTGTTTCTTTTGGTTTACCAGCATAATAATTATAAAACATTTGAACGTATTTAAAATTACCTTCTTC